TCTGTGCCATCTCTAGCTATCACAGTAGCTGTACGAACTTGCACATGCTTGTGATCTCCTACGACTTCAATCTTATCTTCAACTTGTGTTTCTGTTAGTGCCATATTGGCCTCCTATGTTTATCGTGGCGTTATTGCCACCTGTCCGACCCAATCTCTGAAAGGGTTAATCTTCTGTGAAATATGTAATGTTAATTCTAAAATTCTTGCTTGAAAAATTAGCGTTTGTTAAAGGCAACTCGGAGTCATAAAAGTAAAACGTGGTAGTATTTCTATAAGCTAAAGGGGCTAAATGCCTATTGGTGCTTGATATATAAGAGGTCTGAACAGAGCCGGGGGCGTACGTAGCATCCGCATAATTAGAAACAGTAAAAGGTAAGCCTCCAACAATAGCATAATTAGTCTGAGAGTTGCTAGGGTAAGCAAAAGACGCAATTACTGTAACTTGTCTTCCAACTTTAGTATAAACACCTGTTAGGCTACCAGTAAGTGTAACTTGCCCACTTCCATCAACAGGCGTCCAAGTCCCCTCTTCATAATCTTCCAACTTATTAGCCGCCCCAGTACCGCCGAGGAAGACACCGCCTGATAGGTAAGCGTCTTTGAATCTAAAATTAGTTTCTCCAATATCTACAGTACCATTGCTCACTGCACCAGTTCCGTTGGTTGGATAAATCTTTGCAACATCAGAATCAAAACGTATGCCTGTTGCTCCACCAGCAATATATAAATCATTACCGCCCACAACGCCTGTACTACCTACAGTTGTTCCAGAAGCAACTACCCGAACAACCTCACCATCACTACTTCCTGTGCGATTAAAAGTGGCAACAGTATCAGCTTGGCGAGCTACATCTAAACGACCATCACCACCAATTTTTGTGCCTGTACCTGTAGTATTATTGTAAAGAGTAGTATCAGTAGTACCATACAACACATTCTCTGAGGCATCAATCGTGATTGCTGTGGCGTTACCATTGTCGTCAATGCTAGAACTAGCTGAGTTAAACGTAGTAAATGCAACAACCTCAAGGATGTCACCTGTAGCCGCACCTGATGCTAAGACAACATCTGAGCCATTCGTAGCTGTGTAGTCTGCGGAAGCTAACTTAACTCCATTGAGATATACGTCTAGGAAGTTAGGAGTATAACCACCTGTAGCAAATGTTGTCTGCCCTGACGTAGCTGTGAAACTATCCCTTGTCTGTGTGGCTTGTGGTACTGGCTGTGTGCCTATGTAACCTGACATATTCTAAGCCTCCAATGCTTCTACCCTAGTCTTTAGGGATGCTATTTCTGTTAATGCTTCTTGTAGTGCGGCTGTAAGTAATGGCACTAACTTGCTTTGGTCTATGCCTTGGTAATCAGGAACACTACGAGTACCCATGACAGCTTCGGTTGTGACGTTGCCATCATCATCTAAGACTGCTGGAGTAACTTCGTACTCTTCGTCTTTCATTGCGTCTTTAGTGCCAGTGATTGCTTCTGGTACGACTGTTGCAACTTCGTGAGCTAAGAAGCCATCTACTGCTGTATCTGTACCATCAGCTATAAAGTTAAAACGTGATGGGTTAAGTTGATTAACTCTTGCAGATGCACCTGTTAGGTCTACTACGTTTTCTTTTAGTCTGTAGTCTGAAGATGTGTTGTATGCTGTAGATGAGCCATTAACTGTAATACTACCTACACCCGCTGAGCCGTACATAAAAAATACTGCATAGTCAGTTCCAGTATCACTTACACGCTGGATAACCAAACTAGTGTTATTTCCGCTTGTTGCAATATGTGTTACTCCTGTACTAGCAACACTTAATCCAGTTGCCGTATTTCCAGAGTTGTCAATATTCATACTTGTATTTGCTAAACGAACGTTTCCTGATGAGTCGATGCGCATACGTTCTGAGTTGTTAGTTTGAAAGTTTAACGAATGGTTTGTTTGCGTACCAATCCAACCGCCACTTGATGACGCTAGCATTTCCATATTAACGGAACTAGAGGTATCGGATGCTCTTATGTAAGCGGTTCCAGCCTTAGAAACATCTAATTGTCTTGTAGGCGAACTCGTCCCAATACCAACGTTAGAGCCATCAACTGTTATAGCACCATTAGGGTCATTCACAAACTCAGCATCAGCTTCAGCTTCCGTGTATCCATCAACGAGTGTGACAGATGATTTACTTCCTATATATCCAGCCATATTATGTTTGCTCCAATACACTCACTATAACGTCACAAGATGATGCAGTGTCTGATGTTACGACAACTGTTTCAGTCGCTTCTAATATAATTTTACCGTCTAGCACAGACAATGCACTATTTGCGGGGATTGGTGCGCCTTTGATAATATATACGCCAGCAGCTTGAACGTCTACCGCGATTTGCGATGTTGTTTTGTTTGCTAAGTTACAACCAATCATAACTGATGTTGTTGAACCCGGTACTGTGTACGTGGTTGTAGCGCCTGTACCAACGCTTGAGCTTGTGTAGTTCTTAAAAGTATTTGCCATTCTATATCACCCCAAGGCTATGCTTAATGCTAATGCATTTGATTCTGCGGATGCTAAAATAGTGGCTTTCGTATCGCCATCTAATGTTTGTGCATCTACGTTTAAGTTATTTACGAAAGTTTGAGTTACTCTTGCATCAATTGCTGAGTTTGCTCTTGCTGTAGTGTGGTATAGGTTTGTCGAACCTTCTGAAATAGCATCACTGTCGTGGTTTGATACATCTGATACTGTACCCGTCACGTTACCAGTTATATTTCCAGCAAAATTTGTACTTGCTGTAACAACTGTACCTGTAATAGCTGCGGCTGAATTTGCGCCAATTACTGCACCGTCAATTGAGCCTGAATTAATATCAATGCCAGTTATAGGAGTTGTACCATCTAGCAGATTATCAAGATTATCTAAATTGGTATTAAGCTTTGTACCCCATGTATCTTCCGATGCACCAACTTCTGGTTTTACCAGACTATAGGTTGTTGTTGTAGTATCAGCCATGTAATTCTCCTATGCGGCGTCAGCCCATGTTTCGCTTGTTGCCGATGCGACTGTCCATTCCTTCGATGTTAGGGGAGTGGCAGACCAAGTCTCGACTGCGTTGGTTGTATCTTGCCACGTTTCGGGCGTCTTTTCAAGTGTTGTCCACGTTTCAGGCGTATTTTGTTCAATTTCCCACTTCTCAACAGCATTTGCTGTGATAGAAAACGCAGAACTTGTTGTAGATGATGATAGCCTAACACGTAAGCTTGTAAATGCAGTTGACACTTGCGATGCAAGTTCAACAGCTAATGTAACTAAAGTTAATGCACTTGCGCTGTTAGATGATAATGTTTGTGCATTAGCTGCGACTGACTTTTTACGAACAATAATAGATGTTGTAGATAGTGCCGGGGTTATTAAGCCTGCTACATCTTTTACGCGCTGGGCATTTGATGATGTAGATGATGATGAGCTTGTAGCAGACGCAACATTTATAATGCGGACAATGTCGCCTGATGTCGATGTCGCTATTGAACTGGTAGCAGACGCGGATCGTACTCTAGTAACCTGTATGTCATTACTAGCCGCAGCAATTGCGATTGATGATGTAAGTCTAACACGTAATGCAGCGGATGCAGTTGTCGTAACGCTGATAATTGTACCAGCGCCATCAGTAATAAACCCATCTAAACCAAAATTATATGATCCAAAGGGGCTTAGACCAAATCCGCCACGATATTCTGCCATTAGTCTAGCGTAATATCTAAGTCACCAGCAGGCACACGTAAAACATCACCAGTATCAATTGCTTTGCTTGTTGTTAGTGCTGCATAAGCAATTAAATTACCGCCAGATGATGCATCAAACACGCCTACGTGTGTGACTGTGCCGTATGACCCTGTAGCAGTGGGAAATTCTAGCGCAGATGTGTTTGACGCTGTATTTCCTGATATTGTGAATGTAACGCTTTGCCTTGCGTATGCACTACCTGAAACTTCAGTACCGCCTCCAGTATCATTTGGGGCTGCTGTGTATAATGCTAAGTGCCACGCTGTAGGGCGTGTTGCGGATGATGTTGAGAAAGCCCATGTTAGAACTGTTGTCTCGAATGTATTAGAAAAACTCATTTTAATATGCCCTTATTTTCATACGGCGTCCAGAACCGCCAAATTTAGCTTTTTCACTTGCTTGGTTTATTGAATCAATTGCGCTTTGGTATAATGCCGCCCATACTTGTATTCTTGCATCATCTTTTAGGTATGGCGCAGAATGTATTAATGAACCATACAGATATGCGTCAGGATAATGCTCTAATATCCAATTTGACGTGTTACTATCAGATAATGCGTCTGTTTTGCCAAAATAATACAATTCTGACGTGTATATGCCATCTGGAACTGGATAAACCTCTAATTCGCCTGCTGTAACTGCGTAATATGCTGGTTGCCCGCTTGTGTTTAGGTTTCTAAACTTGCGATCAAGCATTTCTGCTTGTGATATTAGCTCAAGTGGGCGTGTATCTCCACTTGTGATGTAAAATCTTATAACTTCAAGCATATCTGCGGGTATTGCGCTATATTGCGTGTCAATTGACGCTGTGCTGCGCTTTTCTTGCCGCCAATGACGGATTTGCCTGTTTAAATCGGCTTCTGCGAGTGAGACAAACGTGGATGACACAGATGCTAGGTCATCTCTATTCAGAAAATCTGCAATATTTGTCTTTAATTCTGCATATGTTGTAATCGGCATTACAATAATCCCATCTTTTTCTTCATGTATTCAGGAAGGTCTACAATTGCTCCGGGGCCATCATAAGGATGAACATTTGGGCCTGTAAGTGTATTATCTTGAATATACTTTTCTAAATCTTCGGGAAAATCAACAATAGCACCCTTGCTGTAAGATTTTACGCTAGGTTCAAGAAACCTTTCTGCCATACTAATAGTGCTAAAAGCTTCAATTAGAGAATTTAACCCGTCAGGCTGCGACATGCTATAAGAATAATTGTTAGGGTCTTTGTTATACATATCTGTCAGATATTTTATAAACCCTTGCTTGTTTGGTATTTCTATATCTTGTAATTGAAGCATGTCTTCATATGGCAACAAATTAGTAAACTCTGAAATATTTGATTTTGGCACTTGCACGTCTTTATTTAGCAATCCAAATTTTTTCGCTGCTTTATCAGGCGCTTCAGTCATCTTTGATAGCAAACCATCTTTGACAGGATCATTGCCAGCAAAGTTAGCTTGGCCTAGCGTGCCGTAATATGTTTTGTCACCAATATTCTCTACAGGTTTGCCGCCAGTAGTCATAAGCGATCCATTAACATATTCCATCTCGTCGCCCGGTGTTAAGACATTAGCCAAAAACTCAGTAATGCTGTTTCTATCGCTTGCACCTTTATCTAGCGAGTTAAGAAAACTTAAAAATTTATTCTGTGCCATAATCCTAGCCTATGTGTTGTATTTTTTACAAACTATCACAATTTTTCCATATTAGCTAGTACAACACGCATTCTATCTGATAGCTTCCACGTTCCAGCTCTCCAGCGGGCGGCGTGTTGTGCATCTTCCAAAGATAGGCCTCGGCTCATATAATTTCTAATCCACTTATTCATCATTAAATTTTTCATCTTAGGTGACAAATTGTCAAATTTTTTTTTATTCATGCAATGCCTTTAAGGTTTCGCTTGATAGACCTATTCCAACTCATACTTGCGCCAGACAGGGCTGTGGCTGCGTCTGATGCCATAGTTAAACATAATGCATCC